ATTGTTCAAGGATTGCTTTGGTAATTCGTCTTTTTATAGAATCTCTAGTCATCTGGATAAACCTTGGTACCAGAGTTCATGAAAACGACACTGAATTTTTCGGTTTTAAATTGTTGATTTAATTTACGACAAAGATTTCTTGCATGACCGGGATTACTGAAACTCGTCTTTTTGTATTTAGGAACGCTTTCAGCGTCAAGATAGTGTTGGCTTTTTAAATTAATAGGTTGCCCGTCATAAAACACTGCCCATATTCCAGCAGCCTCTACGATCTGATCATTTTTGTAAGTAGTTTTATCTACTATTTCTAGTATTACTTTAGGTTGAGTTCTTCCCATTAAGTTACCATTTTCCGCCCTTTAATTCTATCTGAACTACCTCATTTGTTTGTTGTGTATTGTTCGCATCACGCTGGTCAAGCAAAAGTTTAGTTATTTCATCACGCAGTGCGCGGGCATCAGATATAGGTAGGACAACATCCCTTCCTTGTTTACCTTCCATACTAGCAATTTTATCTACAAAACGTTTAATATGGATCATAGTGTATTTATCGCATTTTCTGCTTCGGTTTTGGTCATATATGGTCCATAACATTCATACCTTTGTACAAAAATATACTTAGGACAAAGAACAGGGACAAATTCTATCCCTTGTTTTAGTGCATACCAACCCGCAGCATAGTAACACTTGCTTTTGGTTGTTTTTGTAAAAAGATGAATTTTCCTTTTAACGTCTAAGACAGAATTGAAAACCTTTCCTGTAGTTGGAAAATGTTCATAAGGATTAGGATTCTTCTTATCAACTTTTTTAAATTTTACGAACTCAATCTGTTCTTTGTTTGATATCGTTTTGGTACTCGGATATTCTTTTTTTGTATTTCCTAACTTCACTTGAAATCCAGATCCGTTCGCAACAACATTGCCCACTTTTTTCTTACCGTCAGTGACAATCCAAAATTGATCTTTGACAACTGGTTTAGCTATTAAATTCAAATTTAAACTCCATGTAAAATTTTGTTTCTAAAATCATCTGTAAACTTACCATCAATTCTTATTGAATATGCAGGTTGCATAATTGGTTCGCCCCCATGAGGATCTTGATCATTCCAATAAGCTATTCTACTGTTTATATAAATTTTTTCAAGTGTTTTGGGATTTCTCACATAAAAGGGTTTTAATAAATTTGGTCGTATATGAATAAATTCACTCAATATTGATGTATCATTCGGATTAACTGGAGGATGTCTATGCTCAAAAGAAATTCCCCCTGCTTCCATAGTCATTATAAATGCATCTGTAATTGTTTCAAAAACATTTATTTTTTTAATCCATTTATTAAAAGAAGGGAAATAATCTTCAAACAAATGTTTATGATAGGTAGTGTACAGATCATAACCACCAAACGCAAATTTTAAAAAAGTAGCTAATTCATCTTTTGTTAAATCTTTAGTAGCAATTTTTAATTCATGATTGTTTGGTAAACTTTTAAATTCTTCATAAGCTATAATTAATGGTTTATAATTACCGCTAATATCTAGCCAATTATGATCAATATCTAAATTACCTATTTGAGCTAGATTTTTTGCTAGTGCAAATCCTTTAAAAAATTCAGGTTGTATTTCATCAAATTCTGTTAGGTCTATAACATTTGTTAAATTTATAAACGGTTGACCTTTTATACCTTTTATCGCCATATTTTTTCTCTAAACTCATCTGTAAAAATTCCATCAATTCGTAAAACATAAGTTGAATTATATGCAGCTTCGCCCCCATGAAAGTCTTGATCATTAAAATAACAAACACGTGTATCTATATAAAATTTTTCTTGTGTTTCTTGATCCTTAATATAGAATGGTCTATTCATATCTGACCTAATATGTATAAACTCATTTATACCATTCTCTTTCGGGTCACAGTGTTCTATAGATATTCCTCCGCCTTCGACAATCAAAAAGTATGCTCTACCTATTGTTTTAAAAATTTTTAAATCGTTAATCCAACTTATAGTTTTTGAAAAGTATTCATTGCCATCACAATATTTTTTATTATTGGTTATTTCCCAATTATTTCCGAAGTCAAATAAAGTATAAATCTTATAAGGATTATGTGCACCTAATGCATATGTCAAGTATAATATAAGGTCATTGTCTTTAAATTCATTACCGGCTATTTTTATAGGATCGTTATCAGGTAATTTTACAAAATCATCATATAACAAATAAACTGGTTTAAGTTTATTCTCGTAATTATTTAAATTTATAAATTTTTGATCAGATGGGTCAACTGTTAATAAACCATATTGACAATTTTTTTGAGCTTTTACAAATCCACTACAAATTTCTGAATGCAAATCATCGAATTTCTCAATGTCAACATCTTTTATCAAATTAATGAAGGGTTTATTGTTAATACCTTTTATCGACATATCTTATTTTTTAAATCATCTGTGAAAACTCCGTCAATTCTTAAAGAGTAAGACGAATATAAAAGAGGGTCGCCACCGTGCCAATCTTTGTCATTAAACCAAGTAACTCTGCTATCAAAATAAAACTTATTATGTTCACTATCAGAAACAAAAAATGTTTTAGCATCTGATGATTTTTGAATTAACATAAATTCAACGATATCTTCAGAACTACTAGGATAATAAGGATCAGGTAAAGGATATCCATGATGAGAATGTTGAATACGTATGCCACCATGGTCAACCAAAAACAAAACGACTCTGCCAATATGAGAGAAAATGCCTTTATCTTTTAGAGAATGGACCCAACTTAATAACTCAGGAAAATATTTTCCACTTTCTAAAGTACCATCAACACTAGGATCATCACGCCAGTTTTCTTTGTAATCATACAGAAGAAAGAAAGAGTATGGATCATATCCTTTTAAAGCAAATTTAAGATACGTAGCTAAATCGTTAGGACTTAAATCAGATCCATTTATCTTAATTGGATCATCATCCGGTAAACCCATAAACTCATAATGTGCTGATAATAAAGATTTTAAATTTTTATCATATGCATCCATTCTTAAAAAATCTTCAGGAGCATAAAATGTACCCACATACATATGCTCTTTCGCTTCGATAAAATTTCTACAGATTGTAGGGTGCAATTTATCAAAATCAGTTAAATCCACATATTCTGATAAGTTTACAAATGGTTCGCCGTTTATTCCGTACATTGACATGCTTTCCTCACAAATTTATATTTAGTTTTCAAATTTTAGCTTATAAAAAGGTACATATTTTTCGGTATAAATTACAATGTCAAGATTAGTTGACCCTGAAAAGTCCCAATCGGACCCACGCTCACCTAAATTTCTACGGCACCATTTGATATGTTCTATTTTCTCTTGCTCCGTGTTCAATTTAATTCTATGAGTATAAGTTTGTTTTCTCATAATTCTTTTTCAAAAATTCCCCAACCTAATTTGGTTTCTGGAGTACCTTTATTGTATCTTACTAGTAGATAACCATTCTCGTCAAATCTACTTTCCCAACGTGCGTAATCTTCGTTATATAGTTTTTTACTTATATGCCACAAATAGCTGTTAGGAAATTCTGTTGGTTTCCAATGATCCATTGGATTCTTTGTTTTGCCCACACCTTCATCTTTGGTTAATAGAAATATCAAATATTCTTTTTCTAAATCATCTTTGGTTATAGGAGTAAAAGTTGCACGGTCATATAAAGTTTCGTATCTATCAACTTTTGCTGTAGCTTTAGTTCTGACCTTATTAAAGTCATACTCACGAATGATAATTTTTCTTCGCAATAATTTCATGACCACCTCAGTAAAAACCATTCTAGGTCTTGTTTATCACGAAACCAAAATCTCTTATTACTTACCTGCCAACGATCTGTCTCAGCACCAAATGTTTTTACTGCCCAATCAATCATTGCCAACCAACCTGGATAGTCACCGTAATACTGTTGACCATCAACTTCTACAGAGATATATTCTATACCTTCTTTTGAAGTATATTTTCCTTCTTCAATAATAAGCTTCAAAACATTAATGCTGCTACTACAGCATCCTCGTGTTTATAAAAATTAATTTCAAGGTAGTTTTCAGAAAAACTTGTTACATATCTATCACCAGGCAGACCAAACTTCTCTAAAAGTTCAATACATTTTTGATCCCATGCAGATATGTTATCGCCAACTTTCCAATATATTTTAATTGGATATGTCATAACCATAACAATGAAAAATGTATAAATTTTTTCTCGTCTTTGAATGTAATACTTTGGTCTATGAAATTATAAACTGCATTGTACTCTGTAGTTATCCAATTGCTAAAAGTGTTACATGGAATAAAATCATTATCAGCCCAATGTACATTGTCGTAATAATATTCTCGTAAATTATTGCAGATTTTAGGGTCCGTAATTTTCATAGATACTTAAGTTCAAACATGATTGCCTCTGTTTCATGTGAAAAGTAAAGTGTTAACATGTAAGATATTTCCTGTGATGCATAATTACAACTTTCAGGAGATTCGTCGTAGCAAAATTTTGCTCCAATTATTGATTTGGAATTTTTAACTGCTTCGTCAAATATTGTATCTATATCATCCAATGGACGTATGTGACGAATATGTACAGGATACATTATACTAATCTATCAATATGATTATATCCAAAAAGATAAGAATTAAGTCTGCCAGTAGCGTCATAAACTGTTACAGTATAACTTTCTACTTTTCTTGTGCTATTTCCTTCTGGATAACTTGTTTCAGTAATTACAGTATGACTAATTTTTGTACCATCAATAGCAGGTACTGCTTGTATTTTAAAAACATCTTGGTAAGAGCTTATTGGAAATGGGAAAGGAGTTTCAATCATTTTGTGTACCTTTTTATATGATGCCAAAGTTTTTTCTCAACTTTTGTTCCAGGATCACCCCCTATATTTAATCGAAGGTCTGGTGGAATACCCTTAACATGTCTTTCAACAAATTCTGCGATTTTGCTACTTGTAGTGACAATAAGACACTTCCCAGCTTCGTTGCACACGACATATTGTATAATCCCATCAAATTCACGAACAATTAGCATCAAACATAAGTACTCCTTTGAGTATTTATGTTATGGTAGTAAAGCACCTTGGTATGGTGTATTTAACCATTTTGCGTATGTCTCTGCTTGTTCACTAATTTTAGTAAGTTCATACTTGCCACAAAACTTTAGGAATTGTGCTCCTACCATTGGTGTTGTAGTAGTGCGGATACTATTACGAATAGCCTCGTCAACTTTATCTTTAATTTCTTGTGGTTGCGCATTAAGATCAATCAATGTACGATTGCGTTCGTAGTCATCTTTCACACGATGTTCAACACCTTCATGATCAGTCCAGCGTTGGAGCATCAGATTGTTCCACGCATATCCTTGTTTAGTACGATCTTCGTATGCCTCAACCAAACCAACTTTGTTTTTACTACCTTTAGTACGAACACCTGGATATGCGCTAAACACATTGTCACTGGCATCACCACGCATACATTTTTCAAATAGAATGAATTGAGGATCACCTAATAGTTTAGGTTCCTTAGTTTTCTTGTCTACAACTTGACGCCCCTTATCGTCAAAGAATCCTTCGGGGGTGATGAGTTGATTGGCAACACCATTGTATTGGTGGACACGATCAGATATAAGCTGGTAATAATCAGTGTCGCTACTAATAATATATATTTGGTCATTTGGATGTAGTGAAATAAAACGTGCGATAATATCATCAGCCTCAGCATTTTCATGCCTGATTACTGATACATTTGTTTTTTCTTTAAGGTAAGTAGTGAACTTTTCATAGGTGTCCCAAAAAAGTTCGTTCTCCTCAGCCTCAGCCTCAGTCATTGCCTGATTGGCAACAGCACGATTAGCCTTGTATGGTTTGTAGAAGTCCTTACGGAAGCTGCGTCCTTCCAGTGCGAACACTGTGTGATCAATACCAAACTTACGTGCGATTTGATTCACGCTTGCTAGTGATAAGTGTAGTGCCATCCCAATCTTGCCCCAAGCATCTGTATTTCGGCTAGCGATATGACGGGCACGAAAGAAAGTATTGGCAGTGTCTATGAGTGCATATTTTTTCATAGTATATATTATATTACCAATTTAATTTAAAAGCAAGTGCTTTTGGGGCAACTACGCCTTTCTTTTTTGCTACTTTTTTCAAAGCCGCATGAAGTTCAGGGTATCTATTATTGTAATCTTGATTATGCATAGTAATCAAAGAGTGTACATTAGGGCAAATAGTAATAAGATTTTTTGGATCATTGTTAAAATGATTACCATCTTTATGATGTACTTGTAAACACATTTTCCACAGAATATTCATTTCTGTTTCAGTAATTTTATCGGTTACTAATACTTTAAAAGCTTTCCACGCATTATACCAGCATTCAGTATATCCAAAAGCCCTTACTTCACAGCATTCACAATAATCTTTTTTGTATTGTTTATATATGTTATTCTCAACACTTGTTGAGGTAACCAAACGCAAACAATCTTTTAGATCAGGAGCTTTACCGTTATTAAAAGCCAAATTCAGAATAAATTTACGACCTTCAAATTCTCTAAAAGTATCTGATTCCAAAAACTGTTTGACATCAATGTTAAGAAGTTTACTGTCTACTGGAACATGCACTACTGAAGTGCTATGCAAAATATAATATTCTGCGATTAATCTTTTTTGATCGTCAGAAATATTGTAATCTCTAATAGTTTCTCCGGCAGTATGGTGATTCAGAAAACCAAATTTCATACGTGCAGCACGGCCACCGGTTTGTGAATAGTTATTGTGGATAGTGCTTTTTGGTTCACGTCCGATGATAATATTATTTAATTTAACAAAGTCAACGCCTGCGTATCCACTATCCACTACTACCAGTACTACCGGCTTATGATTATGACGTTCACCCAATATTACTGCAGTGGCTAAATCATCAATTTTTTTACCATCAAATTCCTTACCATATTCTGAAGTAGAAATAGACAACGTAAAATTATATTGTTTGCAAAGTTTGCGAATCTGCTCAATATGGTCTGCAAAATCAACACCATTTTTAGCTCCAACACGACCCAAACGTAGCATACATGCAGGATACATAGGAACAAAATTATCTTTCACAATGTTCCAAGTCTTACCAGTAACGTTTTTAATAACGTCACCAACCTTATCGCATTGCTCTTTAAAATATTTTAGACCCTCATATACTGTATCTTCGTTATCAATGTAGGGAATAACATCATAAAAGGGAGTGGTGAGTACATCTCTTGGCATGGGATCCAAATAAATGTTATTTGCAGCACCAAGAGGTGTATCTTCTTTTTGACTATTTGTGGGTGTAGCAGTCAAAAATAATACAGCAGAATTTAGTGAAGAAAGTGCATCAAGAGTTTTAGCTACGAAATTTTTATTCCATTGACCTTTATCTGCTTTGGTATCTTCCCAAGAAACAGTACCAAACATGATATGTGCCTCGTCTACAATCATGAGGTCAAACATCCCGTTCGTAGTGATAAGATCATAATTTCTCAGAAACCATTGTGCAGTCATGCATATTACAACCACATCACCGTCAAGATTTTCTACTTCATCAGTGCGCTGGGCATTTTTCTTGATTTCATTAAGTTTATCAGTATGATAAACTTTAACCGTAGCACCGTGAACAATTTTATTGTTTAATGATTTTTTAGCTTTGTCATAGGCACCCTTTACAACTTCATCACGTGGACAAATAAATCCAATCACTCGTTTACCTTGAGGATAGAATTCTTTGATGAAATCTGGAATAGTACGCTTAATAGTGACTGTAGTTTTGCCTGAACCAGTAAATGCGTTCAACACCATTTTTCTGGTATCAGTACCATTATAAAATTTTTGTAGCTGATTAAGTACCTGAGAAACCAAAAATGTATCTTGATTCACAGAAAGTGCAATATCCATTACATATGGGTCATAGGTAGTTTTGCCAAGCATGATTTTTTCTCCGATGAGAAAGATTAAATTGAGCTAGCAGTATATCAAAAAATAGATTTATTGTCAACCGCAAAAAAGTTGCTATTTTAGTAACATAAAGTTACTATTGTAGCAACTTTAAACACCTTGACGTATTACGTCTTGAAAACTGCATTGATATTTGTCCCAAAGAGGTCCAATTGGAGTCGAGTTTGCTCTAAGTGTAATTTTTGCAGGACTTTTCCAAGTAGAATATTCTTCATATGGAATAAGCATAAAATATACTTTATGAGAATGTTGGCCCCATGCACATAAACAAACTCGCAAAGTGCCGGTTTTATTTTCAACACCTCCAATAGTTGCTTGAACTGTTCCATCTGCAGAATATCTTGCTCCACCCGCAAATTTGCCTTCAGTAAAATCTAAAAAATCTGAACCTATTTGATTTCTTTTTGCATGTCTTTTAGTAAAGAGCATGTGCTTTTCTAAAACCTTTTCCCAAAAGGAACCTCTAGCTGCCTCTTCATTTAGTATTTGTTCCCAAAATAAATCCTTAGCCTCTTTAATAATGTTTCCGTACAATGAATCAAACAATTCATGTAGAAATTTCGGCTCAAACTTACCTTTATGTGTAGGCACAACTGTTACAGGAAGTCTCTTGTCCAATATGTCTGTTGAACTAAGAGCATTGTCAATTGTGAAGAAATCTTTATTAAGTGTAGTAGTCATCATCCTATCTCTGTTCTTCCGTTTTCTAATTTACGTGTTTGCATTTGATATCTAATATCACGTTTTTCGGGATCTGCTTGCTGTTGTTCATATAACTCTTTGGCAATACCTCTACAAACTGTTTGAAACCAACGATCTACAATTGCATCGTCTGTATCATCACTTCTTATTTTATATCCTGCACGTATTAAATTTATTACAAACTTATCATTAAAGTCAAGTTCAAAAATGCCATCATTCACATTTTCTGGATTTAATTCAATTTTTGTTATGGCAACATATGGTTCATTATTTGCTGTCGCTTTGTCTTTTTCACTAAGTTCTTTTTTTGGTTTAAGTTCTTTAACTTTTTTTACTTCTGGTTCTATCTTAGGCGCAGGCTTCTTCAAGAATAATTTCTTTATTTTGTCTAACATTTTTACTTTCCTCAAATAATGCAAAACTAGCAAGGTTCTTAGCTTTGCTCTCACACATTATATCAAACTGTTCATTAAAACTCAATGCCCATTCGTTACAAGCCTTGTTCCAATAATAGTCACTGTGCGCACGTAGTTTTTGTTTTTTATGTCCTTGTTCAAGCAATGTAGCCATATCAGGCAATACATTTAAATCATGACCAACTAAAATATCTTCACGGCTGACGCTGTAATGACAAGCAGGGCGAACACCACGCCAGCTATCAACCACTCGCTTAACGCTGTCACTAGCTGGATCAATGTATACCCCTTCACGTACCCAATGATGATGTATGTCAAGCACAATAGGCAATAAGTCACCGAGACTAAGACAAGTATCAAGTCCATGAACTATCTCCTCGTTCTCAATCGTAATACCATTCCTAGCTTCGGGGCTAAGTCGTTTGTAGGCTTTACGTATACCTTCGGGTCCTTGACGACCTGAGATGTGTACATTGATTTTAAAGTCCTGAAACGTAAGGCCGTAGCCCATCCATCTTGCCATGCTTGCATGATATTCAAACTCCTCAATAGATTTATTTACTACCTCTTCGCGGTCACTTGCAAGAACTACGAATTGGTCAGGATGAAAACTTACACGAACATCATTTGCACGTGCGGTCTCACCTAGTGGCGCGAACCAGTGTGCCAATTTATTTTGAACATCAGTTGATTGCCAAAACGGTTGCCAATCATCCATAGTGTAAAAACTAAGCATGTCGCTAGTTAAACGAACCATACGCAATTCATGCGGCAATGTAGCAACACGTTTGATAAGATTGTGTGTATTCATAATGTTGCGGGCTGCAACATCAAGAACCTTTTCTTCAGCAACACGACGGCTTTGACGTTCAGCCCATGCCTTAGTGGTACCACCAGTATTAAGACCCTCAGTGCTAGCAATCTCACCTTTTTTATTAATCTCTGCCCATTTGCAAGCAAAGCCGATACGTTTGATTTTTGGATTAAATGTCATTTAAATTTAAGTTCAATATAAGTTTCAAGTTTTGGATCATCAGTTTTAAGAGTCCACCCATTTATGTCTTTACTTCTTGTAAATTCCCAACCATCACCTCCAAACATGTTATGAAAATAATACTGCCTTGGTGAAATATTTTTTATACAGTAATGCTGCACTACACTTATTTTATTGTGTGGTATAATTATCATTGAAACTCAAATAAATCATCAAAAGCATTTGTTTCATTTTTGATAACAGGTACATACTCTTTCTCTTTTGATAATATAGTATGGTTATCAGTGTATAAGACTGTAGCATATTTTGATTTATTTGTCAATACGCTCCTTACATCGTCTATGCAGATAGTTTTTCTACCCAAATCTTTTATATAATCTGAATATACCAAAGTTTCATAAGAAAGAACCTTTGCAGTATTGCTATTACTTTGTCTAGGTTGAAATGACTCAAAGCAATGGTTCCATTTGTTAAAAACTTCAGATTCTTTTCTTTCGTTGTATACTATTGATCCTTTACCATACCATTCTTTTGCGGTAGAAAACATATCATATGCACCTAATATATCCTTTGCCATATCTTTTTTGTTAGTTTTAAAAAAGAAATGTCCTTCAAAGTTTGAAGTCCATCTTTGATTTTCTAAAACAAAAGTGGGTAATTGTATTTGTTGTTCATAAAAAGCCATGCCATAACTTTCTACTGCACTCGGATTAAATGCTACACGGCAACTAGTGATAAAGTCAACTTTTTCTTGACCTATAACACTGACTGCAATCTTATAATCAACACCTAACTTGTGTAATCGTTCTTCAAACTTCTTAGCACCATTTGCATTGGTCATTACTTTTGCAGGAAGTTTAGTTTCTTCAATCAGTTTTAAATACAGTTCAGGATTCTTACCTTCTTCCCAACGACCTATGAATAATACACCCTCACGATTTGTGTGGTGTTCTTTTAATAGTTCAGGCTCAGTTATTGGAATAGGTAATTCGTAAATATTATCGAAAAAATTATCAAAATGACTCTTATTAAATTTACTTTGTGTGCCAATTGTTATGCCACCCAACATTAATTGATGGCGCATCATTTCATTAACACTGTTAAGAAAAGGGTTATGTAATGTGTTAGAAAATATTTGACTTTCTAAATGAGTATAAGCAATAATTTGAACTACATCTTCTAAACCCATTGTACTTGCAACTTGTGCAGTTTCATAGGTATTACAGATTAACGCATCATATAGGTTACTGCTTAACGCCCTAATAATTGCGTTACGAAAGTTAGCCATTCGTTCATAACAATAACTATCGCCATACATAAAAATAGCACTGTGGTCTGTATACCCATATGGTTCCTCAGGATAGATTATATTTGTGTTTAATGATTTAATAAACTCGTTGTCTTGCGGTTTCTTAT